GTGTTTACGCTAAGGCCTGATGTTACGCCAGTCATGACTAGACGCGGCACGTATTGACGATGATCAACAGGCTGGCCGTATGCCATTTGCTGTTGCTGACGTGGTACGTACGTTAGGTCCATATAACCATCAACTGTAGTCAATGGAATAGTTTGCTTAGCAGATACTGCTTCACCTGTCTGCATGATACCGCGCAGAGAGATAGATAGATCAGAACGTACGGTTTGACCTGCTGCAGTTTGCGTGTCACCTGGATTGTAACGAAGCTGCGCAGCTAACACGTCACCTGTGTTGATATCTGCTACAGTGATAGCGTTGCTGTTGTCACCGTTTAGCTTAAGGATGGTTGTGTAGCATGCCGTGATACCAAAGTATAGCAAGCTACGAATCTCTTTCTCGCTGTCAGCAGTAAGATGCTTAGGAATAACGTTAGCACCAACATCTACGTAAGTACGCTCAGTGCCGTATTTGCTACGTAGGTGCATGTTAACCTGCTCCCACATATTGTCATCGTAAACATCACCAGCTACAGTTTTGATGTTAACTTGCTGACCTGCGATGTTAGGTACACGATCAGCCAGGCCGTCGCCAGAACCTTCTACGATGTACGTGTAGCATGCTACGTGTTCGTTAAATGGGAACTGTAATACAATTACAGATAGCGCTAATGAATGGCTGTCACCGTCCATTGGTTCAATGGTCACTTTCTCAAGTACGCCGTTACGCTCTGAAGATAGGATCTTACGTAACGTTTGAGTTAGCTCGCCAGTGATTTCGCCTGCAGTGCTACGCGTCATTGGGTTGCTAAAGATTGAGTTTAGACCGGCTAGGGTTTTTGGACCTTCCACTTTTCTTCCTCGAGTTTGTTGGTTTGTTGGTTGGGCTTGTGCTTGTGCACTTGCTGCGCCTGACTCTTTCATTGCATCCGCCATAGCAGGGTTAGAAGGAGTAGACTTGTTATCTTTATTTACAGCCATAATGGTATACCTTTAATTATGTTGTCAAACGTTTAAATTAGCTAATAGATCATCCATTCCCGGATTGATCACTAAAATGATATAGGTGTTTAATTCTGTTGAATCGCCTCACAGAGGGGCACAGGTTAGGCACCTATACTAAGTATAGATACACTGACAGCTACCTGTCTCTATAGTATGACACGAAAACATTAAAACTTTACATCACTTCATCCATCTACAGGTGACCCATGCAACGGCTTTTTACTCAAGATTCACCCAACCGCAACCAACAGGTCTTTGCGGGTCTTTTCCAAGCCCAACGCGGATTAGATAAAGCCTTAGAGCGGGTTAAAGCCAAGGCAATAAGTTCACCCAGACACTTAAAAGACACTCACCCTATTATAAAACTTCTAGATAGCCTACCGCCCATGAACGCTATGAACATGTTGCGCTATTATGACTATATAGAAGATGTTGTAACAGATATTGCACATGGTCAACATATCAACACTGAGATAAATACTTTCCCACCAATGGAAGGAGAGTTTTACGGTGGAGACGTTGTTGATATCTTAGTTGCAACGACGCTGTCACGACCTAATTGGACAGGTGAGGGTCTATTAGCTGATTGGTTATCGACATCAGCTGTACGTGTCTTATATCATCCTAGCAGTGACTTAAACTTGAACCTCCCTGACGGACAAAGACAGCACAATGAGACGGGCTATTCTGTTATTGCTGTAGATATTCCATTACTTGCTATTCAATATAGGACATGGGCTACGTTAGAAAACCGTAAACCGTTAGAAGAGCGTGAATCAACTAACATGTTCGTCTATCAATACGTGCTAGGTAATATGTTAGATCATCAGTTGTCTATTAGTTTAATGAACCGCTATCTACGTGCTTATACTGAAGAGACGCAAACTAAGAGCCTAATTAAACCTATCCTAGCGCTACCTGACTATAGTGCGGCTGTAGATAAAGAATATCCAGAAGTAATAGATACGTTACTGCGTATGAATGCCTCTATTGACGACGTATTAGATAATGTCCCGCTTAGAATGGGTGAGTCGCTTAGAGCCACTTTGCCTTTTAATAGGCTAGTCAGTACGCGTCAGATAAGTTGGGTATTGTGGCTGACATGGTTACCTTGGATTAAACACGCGTTATCCTGGTATCTAACAACCCACCAGGGGCAAGATAGAGACTTTGAGAATGCGCTTAAACGTGAACTAAGACGCGCGCGTAGCGATAGAAGCGCCCAAACAGCTCCTCACGGGCTTTTAAGGGATCTATTAGAGATTGAGTTGGAAGGATTAAAACTTCTCTTATAACGGCATAGAGGTAGATCTAGCATCATGCTAGATCTACCTTGTTTATGCTGTTTATTTACGATACTCTGGATTTACATACCTGGCTCCTTTAGGCGGTAGTCTATCCATGTATGGATTAGTGACGGTAGAAGTAATCTCACACTCGTTAACGAAGAAAGCACGGCCAGCCAGATCACCTATAAAGTCACTAGGTACATCCATAGCTTTGTTATGTTCAACATAGCCCAGCTCGTGATGAACTTCTATAGGGTTAATTCGACCATCGGTGTGGATATGTAATATACGCAAGACGTCATTAACTTTTGCATATGGCATGTCAAATTCACCATCGGCTATATCAACAGCAGCAATAACTCGCTGACCTGCTTTAAACGTCGACAATATCTTACTTATACTGTTTCCCTTTCTGTGTTTGGGATATTGCATAAACTTATCACCCATACCTCACCTACATAAAGTCGCTAACCAGTTTGGTTATATTTTTATCTTTCATGTAAACACCATACGTTTCTAATACTAGGTAGAAAGGTGCCATTGTAGTAAATACAATCTTGCGAATATCCATACATTGGATAATCTCTTTAGGCATCCCTTTAGTACTAATTACATCCATGGGAATTAGAAATTGCGTGATAGACGTTGTTTTGTTATGCTTAACAATCCAATCTTCTAGCCTACTTGCTAATTCCTTATCTTCTATACTCTCTATCCATGCTCTAACTTTAGATACAGACGTTGACGTTAACGATACTTTCACCGTACTATAGGGCGGTGGAGGTACCTCTCCGTATTTAGGACCAAATACACTATTCCAGAAATCGTAGAATATGTAATTAGACCCTTGCGGGTTAGCATAGGAATCTGCAGACTTAATACCAGCAGTAGTAAGGTAATCAATCCGACCCTCTTTAAGACTATTGATGATGAGGTGTTCCTGATCGGCCACCTCCTGCATCATGGCTTTAATGGATATCTTCTTACCTTCCAACGTCCAATCCATAGGCTTCATGATAAACTTGTGCAGCTTTTCAATGATCTCTTTAGGGGCTTTCGTTGATTTAAGTTCAACCCCTTTGATATCAGTTACCATTTCTTTATAGACGTTGCCTTCCTGGGCACTGATGTAATACGCATAGTGCTTAGCACGACTGGTAAGGGATAGAGCTGGCATCATGTATTCGTTTTTCATAGATAACTTATACAGATCCGGTTTTGCCACACCCATGTTAGACGATAGCGATGCAAGCAAATGCATAGTGGTCATCTGTGCTAGATATACTACAAATGCCCAAATACTGGTTGTCTTCTCATCAAAGTCAACGACACCGTCCTTATACCACATCGTCCAATCTTGAACGGTAAATATCGTTGAGTCAGTATCCGACACTAATACGCCACGGCGGATAGAGTCAGGTAGTACAGCTACGCTGGCAGGTGGGTTGAGCGTAACCCAAAACGCTTTAAATAACACCGTATATTCTTTAAGTAAAGAAAAGATGTTATTAACTGAACTTGCAATACGTGCGTAGGTCTCAGGTTCTGCATCTTTGATAGCAAATATTGGCTTATTCTTTAAGTCAGGCGCATGGAGTATACCCACATATGCTTCAAGATCACCATCCATTTCTTCAATAATAGATTCAGGGTTATCAATGACGGTATCAGAACATGTTGTAAAGCGATCTAAGAAAGTACGGACAAACTGAGGATTGAATTCGCGAAGGTGGTAGAAATTACCCGTGTATACGTAGGCAACGCGTTCAAGGTCTGATAACTTACTTACTAGGCTCTCTATGCGCGCATTCCATTGTAGGTTACGCCAATATAGATCCGTAGAATATTTAATTGACGCACAGGTCTCTTCTACGGTAGGGATGTGTAGATTATAGGTTTTCACCGCTTCACTTATTAACGCATAGTCGCTATTATTAATAACTGAAATGATATTCTGTATCACCACATCCACATCGTAGTAATGTCTATTGCCAAATAAGAAACGCTCGTTGTTAGCATTAGCATAGCCGGTTGCAGAACGACAGGTTGATGTTAATGTAGAGTGTGTAGATTTGTTATACAACGGGGTAAAGGCCGAGGCATGTCCACCACTCACTGAGTTGTTCTTAATCTTAAAGGTTGATTGCAGTATGTCGTAGAATCCTGCTCCAGCGCTATCGCCTGCCATTTTTGCTTTAAACTTCTGTTTCTTTACCGCGTTACGCTTATCTACGTTCTTACGCATGTATTTAGCCAGAAGCGACTCATGCTGGTCAGGGTGTCTGTAGGCGGCTAGCGTTGGGCTTACAATTAATCCTTCAGTTTCTACCTTCTGCATGTAGTTTAAGAACGTCGTATCCCACTTACCACGGGTACCGGGCTTATCGCGTCTCATAGCTAGTACTGCTGGATCTTTAAGCGGTAGACGACCTTCAGTAGGATGAGTTGTCTTTCTCACCCACTGGTAGCACTCGTCATGGCTCTTACCTGTTTCAAGTGCCAGATAACGGGCGGTGTCTTGATAGTACCGTTCTAAGATATTAAGGTCCCTGCCGTATTCTTCAGTAGGGAGTACAAAAGGATTATCCATAGTACGCTCGTCTTTAATTTGGTTAGTTTACACTTCATGTCATTAGGCTTAGGTGTATTTTTCAAAGCAAAAAAGAATGACGGCATAAAACCTTCCTACACCCCAGAGGAAGGATGTAGGAAGGGTAAACACTACGTTTGACAAATATAAAGGTGCATGACTACCTTTAGGGATCGATCTTCTGGCTCAAGATCATGAACACCGCGAGGGTCTCAAACTCAACAACGTTCATAATATATACAGTAAGGTAAGTAAAACTTTACTTGATTTAAACAACCTTGCTACTACTGACCGTATAACCGTTTGCTGTAAGCGCGGCAAGTATATTAGGCACGTCATCGACGTTAACGTTATCGATGGTTAACGTAAGTTTATTACTGCCTACCTTTTCTAGCGTGGTCGTATCTATCCAAGGTAGGCCAACAAACGTCTGCTCGCCGTTCTCTAGTTCTATTTTTAGATAGCTATAGATAGTTGGATCATCCACACTACCTTCAGGTAGATTAGTGATAATGTCTTCATGCAGTGCAACGGGGTCAATCTTCTGACTAGCAGTACTGTAGTCCACTACCCCGATAAGACGAACACGGGTAAATGTCGTCCCTATTGTCGTGTTTTCAAATAAAGAAAAACTAACAACATCACGCAATCCGATGTCTAACGCAGGAAAGATCTGCATGGGTATAATCTCCAAAATATAATAATAAGGTTCCAGTATCGTCGGTGACTTCTAAGAAACGAAAATCATCAGTGTTAATATTGTAGCGGCTCAATGCTGCAGAGATGCACTCTACCATAGCCACTACCTGACTATGTCCCTCGCTGGTTGAATCTGTATTCCAATCTAGTAGCTCTTCTAGGTCAAGATTTAAACGTGCAAGGGTTCGGGTATCTAACTTAGGACTGTCGGGATTAACAACACCATTATAGCTGTTAATTAACTCACCTAGCTCCTCTAAGTGAAGGATCATAAATTTAAGCACCTAAGTACTCCTTAATACAGCATCTCCTGTAGAGATTTATTATTGTTAATTGTCTATAGGATCAGGTACGCTAACAACAATGTCCATTCCCGCCATTGCTTCAAACTGTACTTTACCTACGTCACGAATACCTAATTGATGAAAACATGTAATTAGGGTCTGTATGAACTGATCAATATATGCTAGATAGTTTTCTCTTTCTCTGACCGTTAGATTTTGAGTATATAGAAAATCATAAATAGCTTTATGTCTTTGATTCTCTACATCGTTAACACTCAGCGATGCCGCGTGGACAGACATAGAGATAACAGCATTTAGATCAGTAACTACAGTGTCTTCAGACGATATGGATTGATACAATGCGCGCACTGCTGGCTCTATAGCAACAATATAATGTTTAATACTCATACTCTACTCTAATTCTAGAAATAACGTATCATTGAGCGTACAGATGTAATGGTACGTTGGTTTAAATCTAAGGGCGTGGTTATGGTAAGTTTTAAGTTCTCTGCAGAACGCGTCAAAGTAAGGCATTGCTGCTTGACTTATAACCGGGAACTCATATTCTCTTTCAAAGTATTTACTTAGCTCCGTTGGATCGACTGACGCGTCGCGCTTATACATAGTAAGTACTTCTGCGGTTAACGCATCTTGAGTTACTGTTATTTGTCTCTTTACCTCATAACGCCATATTGCTATCATAACGTCATAAATGGACTGTAATTTACTACAGTCCAATAAAAGTATTTTACTCGTCAAGGTGATGTACCTCAATGACTAACGTTGGGAAACTAACGCAGACGTAATTTAACAGGGGGCGTTTTGCTAATGCGTTTACAACACGTCCTAGACTTACATCTACCGCCTCATACGTCTCCATTATAATATCATTAACATAATGATACAATGTTTCTTGTATCTCGCTCTTACCCACACTTAACCCCATCCTGCTGGCCACATATTCCACTACCTGTTCAACGGTGTTAGCATCTAATCTATCGTCGTCGGTATATTGGTCTATCCATAGCGCCACGGCGGCTTCTATGATATCAGAAGGGGTTAGCGATGCCTCAGGCGGGTATGGGGGTTTGTCCAATGGTAAATCTACTAATAGCTTCATACAGTGCCTTTTACTATTGGTACTTGTATATTACAGTACCGTCATTCATAACGTCGACGTCTATCAGTTCTACATTAGGCATGCGGCGTTGTAAGTTATCTACGATGCGGGTAATGGGCCATGCCATAGCTAATGATAAATTAATAACATGTCTTAATGCATTATAATTCATCATCCCTATACCGTCTTCATCGTAATTATCAAAGATAGTATATAGCTCCCCTTCTACATGATCTTTAACTTTAACCGCATCAAACTGCGTAGTTAATGCCGATGAGGCGGCAAGTAGAACTAGGTCATGAATATTGAGTTTAAAAGCCTCCATTGCCTTAATGTCCTCATGGGTGGTCTTTAGCATAAACTGCTGCGCATCTACAATGAAGTACTGTTCATTTGAACCATTAGCTACATTCCACATAAAGGTCGTCTCCTATACACCTAGCTACCTCTAGATGCGTGAAAGGATGCTGTTGATAGAGTGAAAGTATAGTAGGGTATAGTCGTTTATATATCTTTAACCCAATACTACATACATCATCAACATCTTCCAAAGTATAGTCTTTTCTATGTTGTTCATTATAACTACTAAGGGCGCGATATAACAAACGTCTATCTAGATCGGTAGCTGATTGGTCATGGTAATATGTTTCAATGTTAGTCAGTGCTGATATAGTCAAACTTAATAACTCATCGAACCTGAGGTTATACGTTTCTAACGACCCATTTAGATGATTATTAACGCTTCGTATATCCCCAATGTCTAGAATCAGATAGCGTACTGCCATGGCTAACTTTCCATTTGTTTGATTAATGCTTCAAGTTCTTGGTTACGTGCACGTAGTTGATTTAGCTCAACGTCACGACAGTCGCCATTATCCACAATACGGTATTCCAACGGGTCATTCATCTGTTCGTATTCGTAATGATGGCTAGCTATCTTGTCTGTGCCAAGCAGTCGCGTTATGGTGTTATGCATAGTACGACGTATGTCTTGCTTAAGGGCGTTCCTAATGTCGGCGATAGGACACAGGCCCTCTAGCCACACCTCTGTGATATCCTCACCTACCATATCTCGATGTTGCTCGCCAAGTAAAAGCACCTCTAACTCGTAGTCGATTACTCTAGAATAATCTAAACACAATAAATAAGCGCCGCCTACTATTGGTTCTAAATAATTAAAACATAGTGAATGTATAGCATCAAAGCTAACAAGAATAGATACTGGTTTCACTGGGTCACCCTGTTAGATTAAGGTCTTTATCAATAATGAGTCTTAATACGTCATGTGTTAGCTCATCATGTCTTGCTGTTAACTGTGCTTTTAAGTCATCCCGCGTGGTCGCGTTAGCACGGTGGCTAGGAAGGCGTTGTTCATGATCTTTATACTGTTCTGATAATAACGCTTGTAAACGTTCTTGGAAGTTTAACGTAGTGGGGTCTGAATGACTACCCAAGTTTTCTAAGACGATATCATCATAGCTCTTGGTTACATTCCAAACATCATCAGTCCGTAAAGGTACGTAACGTTGTAGTATGTCTGTTAGCCTTGCATCGATAGGATCTATACAGTTTTGATAAAACCTAGATGCAAATACAGCATGGGTGGTCATCCATGGATACAGTTGTTCTAATAGATCAGTCGTGGTATCTACACTGGGTGCCCAATTAAATGCATGGCTTAACGCATCATCGATTAGATGATGAATGATCATTCTAGCATCGTTACGTTTGACCGGGTTAGGGCGGTCGACGCTGTAAAAGAAAAGCGCTGATGTATTGACCAGGTTTTCTATAAACTCATGTAAAGGGAGTATTATTTTTAGTGCCATGGAGTTGGGTCCTTTTAGGCATTAACTATCAGTGTCTCATTTTTGATAATGGTTTTAACTGATGCATCGGGATGCCATTGATTACTTACTGCACGGTATAGCTGTTTATCAACTAAACCTTTTATTACATCGGGTAGGCTGTTAAGAAATATAACAGCACCTATGGGCATGTTGTTATCTATTGGATTATCGTGGTGAAGCACACCCATTGTCGCTAGTCTTTCAGCGAACCATTGGTTTAATACCAAATCAATGTCAACCGTCGGATTACCTGCTAAGTGTTTGGTTAGCTCGTCAATAAACGGCTTAGCAATATTGCGCGCAGTAGCGATATCAAAAAGATAGTATTTAGGGGTTGTCATTATTACCACCTTGTATACGAATTAGTGAGTAGTCTATACAGGTAATGTAGGTGTGAAATATAATGATAAGCGGCATAGACGCCTCCCTTCAGGGAGGCGGTATGGGTGCCGGGTGAGTACTTATAGTACCATACCGTCTTTTGTTGTATTATCGCCACTACCGATATAGGTCTTACGATCAAGTGAACGCTTAGACGTAGACTTTTCGTAGGTACCGTGTGCTTTAGCAATACCTTCGTAAATACGTTCGATGCCAGTAGTTGAAATAACTAAATGCATGTCTGGTATCTCACCTGTTTCATCGCGGTGATAACCAATACATTGGTAATCTGGCGCTGCTTCAGGCATTGGCGTATCTGGGTCAGCAAGTAACGATGCGATAGAGATTGGCTCATTGATCCCTTCTACTGACGTGTTATCACGTAGAATAGAAAGCTGACTTAACTGCGGCTCTACCTGAGATGCACGATTGTAGTATAACCACGTCGATACATCTTTAGTATCTAGTTCTTTGTTATTACCAGACACAAGTGCCGAGATAGCACCAATCGCACCACGAATACGTTTATCAACTTCAGAACGTTTAACGTTGCTGCTGTTTTCTTCGTAATAAAGCGTGATAGGTAGTTCGGCGCTTTGCGAGATGCTATCTAACGACTTAAGTGTATTAAGCGTGTTAGTGCATGTAATGGCTGAATCTGTAGAACCTACTACAATACAGATAAATGATTCTTCGCTATTTAGAAGATGGCGCGCAATAAGCGGACCAGCTACGCTACCGCTACCGCCTGCACCTGAAAACATTACAATGTTAAAATCACCCGGTGGGTGTAGTGAGACGATGTCTTTGATTGAATCAGAAATACGTTGATGGTTCTCACGACGAACTTTACCCGAACCATCTACATCAGGAAGAATATAGCACATATCTTCAGTGATAGGGTCTTCGATGTTAGACAGACTTGTGTCTACAAATGCAGTCTGGATGTCGGCGTAGATATCTGATGATTCAAGACCTACAAAAGGGGTTGCTAAGTTAACTGCACAGCCGCCAGCTGCGTAGATTCTTAAGGTATGTTTACTCATTAAATCGCCTCTTATTCCTAGATTGTTCGATAAAGTATGAAGTGAATATGAAATCTTTAACCTGACAATGAGTGTACATGTACGTTTAACTAATGCTGTCTACAGTGCTAGGTCTTCATAAATTAATGGAAAATGTATTAATTAACCTCATTATATTGTTTAATAGCCACGGGATATAACCATGAGCCCCATTCAAAAAGCCGTTCAGGATATTACGTTTAAAATCCCACAAGAAATACTGAGGCAAGTCTTTATAGACAAACGGTTTAGCACTGTAAACTACCCTGTCTCTATTGAATCTCAAATTATCGCTAAAGTCGTACGACCACGTGTATTAGTTGACTGTAACCTAGTAGGCGGGATGCAGGTCGAACTGTCTTTATCAAGTGCTAAGAAAACATACGATGATGGAAGCCATCAGATCTACGTTATACCTAAAACCGCCACCATGGGTCGAAGTATTATCTCCGTAATGAGTATTGGGTTTAATGAGAATGAGGCTAGTAGTACTTTCCAGACAACGTCTTCATTAATCCGTGAGTCAATGAACGTCATAGATGCGGTCAACGGATACGAGACAAACTCTACAGCTAGCGTGTCGCTAATTGAAGAAAACACCATACACGTAGAATCTGAAAGCGTGCTTAGTAGTAACGCTACATTGCGTTGTATTGTAAGCAACGACCCGGACATGCAGAATCTAAACCCTAGAACCATTCCTGCATTTACTAAACTGGTTGAGTATGCGGTTAAAAGCTACATATACAATCAGTCTATAATTAACATTGATACGGCACGTTTGCATGGTGGTCAGACGTTAGGTGTGTATCGTGATATGGTAGAAAGCTACGCCGACGCTGAAGAGCTTTATGTAGAATATAGAGATACGCGTCTCAAGAAGATCCTGATGATGGACGATAAAGAAAGTTATTACAGACATATCAAATTAACATCATCAGGCGTTTAAACTAAGTAGGTCTTCGGACCTACTTTTTATACGTTATCTATGGAATACTATGACTTTATTTTTAACTAAAGAGTATTACTAATGGGTAAATATATAGATCTGACGGGTAGGAGGTTTGGTCGGTGGGTTGTTGAAAGTAGGGCTGATAATGATCGCTTCAATAAGATAAGATGGACTTGTGCTTGTGACTGCGGTTCTGTAAAGAAAGTTAATGCGGGGAGTCTACTATCCGGTAAATCAACAAGTTGCGGATGTTATCAAAAGGAAAAGATAAGACATACTAGCCAGGTACACGGGATGTCGACAACAAGGGAATATACTTCCTATCATGCCATGAAGCAGCGTTGTAATAATCCAAACAACCCCGAGTATCCGCGCTACGGTGAGCGTGGTATTAATGTGTGTAAGCGGTGGCTTGATAGTTTTGAAAACTTCTTAGAAGATATGGGACCATGTCCTAAAGACTATACCATAGATCGTAAAGATAACGATGGTAATTATACGCCTAGTAATTGTAGGTGGGCTTCTGATAAGGAGCAGGCTTTAAATAGAAGGACTACAAGAACAGTCACCTATCATGGGGTAGAGACTACTTATGTAGAACTGTGTGAAAAGTTTAACATCAGTTTACCCGCTTTAAACTATCGCCTTTCGACAGGCATGTCTCTAGAAGAAGCATTAAATAAACCCATACAAGTAAGAAAACATACCATCCCAGTTATATGTTTAGATGTTAAAGAAGGGAAATATACAATATTTAAAACATATAACGAAGCTGTAACGTTCTTTAATAATAAAGAATCTAGTTTAAGAAGAGCAATTGATTTAAAGAGAATATATCTATCAAAGTATCTAATAAAGTATTCTGATGATAGTTCATCCTGGGATCGTTTTACCGGTAATTTCAAAATGACTGATGACGTTGTTATTGAATTAGAGGATGGGGTTTTAATAATCTTTAACAACATCTGCGAAGGTTTAGAGTATTTGGATAGAAATGATATTGACATAGATAGCTGTAAGATTAAATCATTGATACGATAAAGAATCCTATTATCGCCACATTAAGTTAACATCATCAGGCGTTTAGTGGTTAAAAGAAGCAAGGCGGTACCGCCTTGCTTTATGCCGTAACGGCATAAAGCAGAGGCCAATGACCTCTGCCTTTAAATATCAATGTAGTTGTATCACGCCAGACAAAGGCTGGTTAATATTGCTTCGATGGTTTAGTCTTTCTTTAACATCAAAAGATAACATATCTAACATGGTTGTTAGGAATTGTTGACGTATATGGTCATCTAGCGAGCAGTTGTCAAAGAATAACTGAGCTAGATAGAAAACACCCTTGACATTGGGAACCTTCACAGGTTGCTGTCCTTGCACGGGTGAGCGTGTAAATGTAGCAACGTTGACATCACCTGAACGAATATGTAGCTGTGCACCTTCGGTCACCGCATGAAGCGGCTCGGTGGTCGTTAACATTACTAATAAATCGTGACTTTGCTTAAATCCACTATTGATGTGTTCTACTAGATGGCTGAACTGAAACTTCTCTTCAAACACATTGTGATTTGGATGATTAAACATGGTAACGTACATGGGGACTATTTCACCTTTGACATATACAAGTACCATAATGGCATGATTAACATAACTGTCTGTTTTGTTAAGATGCATTAAATGCTTAATACCCATCCCTTCACCCTGAAATACATCAACTGTATCTTGGGTGTGACATACTCTGACTTCCTGACTAATTAATGAATCTAGTTGCATAATCGGCTACCGTTTATAGTTTTAATTAAAAGAATATGGATCTACCAGGCGGTTGACGCCATCATCTCAAGCGCTGTATCCTGTGTGTAATGATGCAGGAGAGGCTCTCCGTCCTCTTTGACGCTTAAGCATACCACAGGTCCACTACTATACACATCGTGCTTTATAGCGTGTTTGACAGCCTCTGGCGCTGTCTTACCTAATGATAGGGCAGATGTTGCAAAATCGCAACCTGAGCCAACTGCTAAAGTATTTCTGACCGGTAGCGGGTCAGGACCGTAGCTAAAATGCCATACCGAATTACGGCATACGACAATTACAGAGGCTTCTTTAAGCGCTTCTGTAAAGTTCTCTCTAATACAACCAGATAAAAGCCAATCCCTGAACGGATAGAGCTGAGCAGCATCCCCTGAAAAGCCCATTCCAACTAAAGCATCTTCTTCTTTAGTTTCCGGATTAATAAACATCCCTTTTAGGAGTTGTAGCTTGATAAAAGGTTCTTGTGATATTACATTCCAATTCACAGTCAACTGACTATCACTAGCCAACTGCTGTCCATCCCAGACTATCGTCGTCATGTGTCCTCTCCACATCAAAAACTACAGGGGGGTTGAAACCCCCGGGGTATAGTATTTGTCTAATCTGACCTCTAAATCTTTGTAAAGTCCACCTCTTTAGACTTCAATAACTTCTTGATTTCCTTACGGTTTTTACCCGCTAACCACCCTAGTCCGATGTGACCTTTAGTTGTTACAAGGTCATCTCCATCGCAGGACCAACCAGCGATACGAAGACGCTCTCGGTTCGCGTGATCAGTCGTTGTATTTGTACCTAACTCAGCAGCTATTACGTGATCATGGAATTTACCATCAACCGCATTGATTACTTGTATTGTGATATTTTCTTGTGGAACAAACGCGCTGTTTTGTTCTACCTTCTTTAACGCTTTAATAATTCTTTCTATTGGATCTGACATTGCTCATCCTGTTATTGTTATTCCCCAGTTTAGGCTTATAACCGCCCTATAGATATACGTTAGGGGTGTATTTTTATGATTACCTATTATTATTTCTATTTATTAAGGATACCCGTATGGCAGCTACCCTTAAAACCGTCTTTAATGACATCGGTCAAGACGTTGTCTTTAATCGCGGACTTGTTAGACGTATTATCAGCTATGTCAATGGGTTTGTCACTAAGACAGATGATTCTATAAACTTCTTCGGTGATGCGCTTATTGGCGTATACCCTATTCGTTATACCAATGATGATAAAATCATGTGGTTTGATGAAGTGCTACAGCTTGATGAGGTGGCACTAAAGGCAGATGTATATTCTCTAGAAAGTATTGACACCAGTTTTAAAGTCAGTAGCGATCTAGTTAACTTATCTATTATCTGGTGCTTGCATCGTTTTGAAGAAAGCGACATAAGTAGTAAGGAAAAAGAACAAGTACAGGTAGCGCTACTTAGCATGTTACACTACAAGTTTCTAAGCTCGTTAATGAGTCATTACTTTCGCTATCCTGCCGATAAAGGCGTTGCAATGATGACTTATGCGAGTTTATCTAAGAAGTTCTCTTTAAAGGTACATGGTTCGTGGGGTGCGTTGGTTAAGGACCGTTCTGAAAGTATATTAGCAAAGACGGGTATACATTACAACACGTATCGTCGATTTGGACCTGACGGCGCGGTGGTGTACATGATCAACGATATCCAGTCACGTATTCGTGAGGTATTTAAAGCAGTGGTTGAAGTCTTTCATCGCGTAAGAGAAGATGATGCAAAGATAACAACAGTTAGCGCGTCTGTAGACATTGACGGTGAAAGTATTGTTAAAGATAAACGCAACGACTATACGCGTTTTAGACAATACCTCCACCGTGCCGTAGGTGATGAAAGTACCTTCATTAAACAAGAGCTTGTTGATATTATTGCAAAAGCAGTCCACACTATGCCACCTGATCAGCTTGTTAATAGTTTAAAGTACATGAGCGATAATGTAAGTGATAGTAAAGACAAGGTAATAACGCCTTTGTTAGACAAAACTATTGTTCATGCCTTTCACTACCTGCAGCAAAACAAAGTAGATATTACTAACCTACCTTTAGTGCTGGTTAAGATGCGTGCTATATACATGTCGTCACGTAGTATACAAGACGATTTAGTAGAAGTACGTGAGTTAGCCAGCGAAATAACTGAAGACGCTGTAACGTCGCGTAATGCTTCGGTAAAGGCTAGTGTGCGGACTGGTTTGTTATTATATCTTGTATTGAGATCATTAACAATGAAGTATTACGATTAATATGTTCAACCCACCACCAAGGGTTGTTATGGAAAGTCTTCACATTCTTATCACCGTCTACATGAGTGATGTTTATCAAACCTATCGGTATAAAGTATTCAAACGCCTACCTACGGGGTATAGTGTTGGGATAGCTACGCTGCAGGATACCATTTATGATCATTATGGGGTGCAGGTCCCACTTGTAACATTGATCCAATGGTGTCATGAGGGTATTACAATACCTTATAAACAAATATCGTTACTTGACGATGCCACGTTGATGGAACTAGTAGGGTTTATTCACACTCTACCCATTAGCGATGCATTGCGTAAATCAATGGTAACGGTTTATCTACATCGACTTATAAATGACCATGATATAAAACAAGCCCTAACCTACGGTACATTAACAACCCAACAACGTCAATACTACGAAAGGTTAGAACAGCAGATCACAGGAACACGTTACGATGCCGCTTATGTGGATAATTTTAAACGTGCATTTTGATCTGACGCATAAACAAGGTAGATCTAGCATGACGCTAGATCTACCTCTATGCCGTTAGGCTTGTTGACGTTCCAGCGCGCTACGTAGATAGTCGTTTGTACGCTGGTATTCAAGCAGTGCTTCGTAGGGTTTTAGATGAAAACGCAAAGCATTAAACATCTCGTAATCCTGCGCGAATAAAGCTTTCTGATCGATGTCTTCTGCAAACGTGTAGTGACTGCAAAGTTTCTTAATTGCGTTCTTTATCTGGCGCGATGTTAAGAATGTCTTCTCCTTAGCACGTGTCATGATAGCGACTTTAGCATCCTTGTCCATACACTGGCTCTTATAGCTAATGAGCTGATATGGGTCCATGTCGTCTAATGCTTTAAAACGGCGAAGGAAGAAATATAACGACGCGGTGTATGGTGTCGCTGAGGTGGCTATAGTAGCAAGTTCACGCAACACGCTAACGTTATCGGGAAGTTTACCTTCTTGAATAAAGTCAAGTTCTTCTTTTGCTAGACTAAGACCCTGCTTACCTATAGGTTCTTTAGTGTATTCACATTTAAGACTAGATACCGTGTGAAACATGGTCAGTATTTGACTAAGGTCTAACGCTGGCGTTACTTTAATAGTGGTCTCTACTTCACCGAATGGCGTAAGTATCTCGTCTGTAAAACGGTTAGATGGTTGTACGTGGGAGATAACTGTTGTAAGTGAGGGGATCTGATCTAGTTCAAAATAAGGGGTTTGAACATCCATACGTACTTGATCATTGTATTCTTTATCGGCAATGATTAGCATCTTGGGAATATCTAACCAGCTAGGCAGACGAAGATACCACTTAGTTTTATGGACTTCTGCAAGATGCGTTAAAATACGGTCTGAGTTAATTCTAAGGTCTTTTAGGTGACGGTCAAAGAACATCTTATCCATAACCAGACACTGGTCGATGTCGCTCATGCTAGGGTCTTCCATAATGCCCATCTCCTGGCGCATCAACACTAGCAATCTAAGATGAGGTTTGTAAATGGCCTCACGCTTACAAATATCAATGGTGTCTTCACGGTTGCGATCAATAGTGACGCGTACTTCATTAAGTAAACTCATGGTCTTCCTTATTGTTTAATTTGATAAAAGGTTGATAAGACCTACCAAAATGATAGGTCTTGTGATAGTCGTGTATTCTTAGTTTGAGAACGTTTAGCTTTCTTACGGTCGTTAGCTTGTTTAATTAACGCATCAAAACTCAATATATTACCCCCGTCAGATTTAGTCTTATACGTTAGTTGTTTAAGCTCTGCCTCTAACTTAGCTAACTTAAAACCTGACTGTGTTGTGGTGATCTCTTCAAGCACAGTGTCTATACGTTCTCTGGTCCGTGTATTCTTTTCCTTAATAGCCTGACTGTGGGATATGTTCTCTGTATCCTCACCTACCAACATCATGCATTGACCTGGGTCGATACCATAGAAGTCTAAATGATTCCCATAAGTAATAAACCACGACGCTAATAACCACGCTATCACTAAGTCATCGTTACCTGACGCTTCATGGTCAATGCGGCCATTCTTTTCTACAAGCCCACGTAGCTGTGTAGACAGCGTGGTATCTTTAACCAGGTGGCCTGAGTTAGTAGCCGCGTTCTGTAGTACGTTACCGTAAAGCAGTGCGCGTGATTGAGCATTGGTAGCAAAGCCGAAATCAGTCTTGTGACTTATGTAAAACGACTCATCACGATAACGAGCATCTTTTATAATGCGGTCGTAGTCTGTTTTACGCTCATGACGGTTTTGGACAATGGTGTTATAAAGACGCTTAAAGGGATCAATACCAACAGAGGGCAGTTCAATCATTAGCGCGTCTATAATCACCACCCCTGTACTCTTACGTTCTATGACCAACGTTACATTTTCATAGGCGATAAGAAAAGAACCTACCCATTTACAAAAACGAATAATGTTAGCTTCATTAACATCCATGGCGGCAACAACTGATAAATCACGTACGTCCATAAGTAACATGGTAATGGCATCTCGACCTACACCTTCTGATGTATCCATGCCAGCCACATACCGACCTGTCGCCATGCGTTGGTTAATCTGATATTCAGGCACGTACCATCGTATCATGTACCCTTCATCAGTAACTTCAGTGTGGTCAGGTTCTCTTTCAGATTCAAATATGGTATTGTTCTGTTTAGTCGTAAGTGGTGAACGCTGCGTACCACTAGTCCAACGATTAAAGAAGTCACGATCAGCTTCTTCACCTTTAGCATTGGCGTTAGAGATAGCGCGATATAACCAATCGTCACTTTTACCTAACTGTCTGTGTGAAAATGTCCCGTTGACCAATATCTTGTGGTTAGTGCAGTTCATTCTCACTAAGCGGTGGAACTCTTTGATGTTAACCGCATCTAAGAATACTTCATTCCACACCGCACCACCAGAAATCATGTCGTACATGTACTTGCCGTCACGGTCATCTTTCTTACCTGCAGTGGTTGTAAAGATGTTTCCATAAGGCTGGTTATTGCGTTCTGCTTCTTCCCGCGCTGCTGTACCGGCCGCTAGGGCAGCTGGAATTAGAGAGCCAATAAAACGAATAAACGGACCCTCATCGATTTGGGTGATAGGTGCGGTAGTACCACGACCCACGTTGATAGCAGCGGCTTCAGAGGACTGGGCAACAGCGGTACTGTACGTGTTGTCTAATGTGTTATACGTTAAAAGATGTTGGTTATTAGCATCCGTCTTATCTTTTACAATCAAATAAGGTGGGAGCAGGTCACGTATACGCTTAAGACGCTCAACGTTAGCGGAGCGTAGGTTAGCATCTTTAGTTATCATGTTGATACGCGATGATAACATAGCAAGATATATTAGGTTAGTCATCAAACAGTCAGTTGATACCGACTTACCCGTCTGACGAGGTTGAATCAGTGCAAAGTCAATATGGTTGAAGAAGCACCAGGTTAATGCTATGTTGCCTCGATTTGCAATATATGGAACAGGGGTATTACCTGATTGAGGTGGTATGCGTACGACTTCTCTTAGAAAGTACCATGGGTTATATTTACACTCCATGGTAATCATGACTTTCTGTTCTTGCGTCAATTCGGTGGAGAAGGGGTCTACACCTTGTAACTCTGGTTGGAGTAACGTTAGATGGAATACATTGTTCTCAATGCCCATCTTTTTATAAACAGATGCTAATCTTAAAAAAGACTCATTAGTCGTTTGAAGATCCACGATGCTGTTTTTATATTTCTTATAATCGGATATAAAGTTAATCATGGCTTTAGATACATATTAAAAGGATTAGTCATATGGGTTACTGGTAAGTGTCTATTACAACATGTATAGGCGAATAATCTATGACCATAATACCACATACTTACGGAAGAAAGCATTATGTTAGAGACTCAAGCTGCACGCGAGATGGTTCTATTAGACCTTACGTTAGAGGCGGTAGATAACGACCTTCAATCATTATTTAACATAGGTATTCAACTTGAGCAGATAGCGACATTATGCAGTGAGCATGATGATTGGGATTCGCCCGTTGCTAAGGTTGCCGTTGAACACCACATAGATACTTTAGGTATTGCCGCGTATGGCGCGTCATTAGAAGATAAAGTCGAAGATACTGTGCTTCGTATAGTTAGAGCAATTAGAGCCGTATTTAAACGCGCTTACGAGATATTGCTTCGCTGGGTAGATGTTGTTGTAGAACGTTTAAAAACTATACGTGATAGGATACGTGAAGATTTTAAAGACCTTAAGAATAAAGAGGTCGTTGAAGTCACTATCCCGCCAGGTACTCAACTTACCGCGCTAGCGATAGGCGACTCAGTAGATCTTGATAAAGTTGTCAAACGCTTACAGACACTAGTAGGCCCGCTACCTGCTATTAAAACATCAAGTGAAAAGATCATCTATAAGTTCAATAAAGTTAAACGCATGGGTGATGTTAATCAAGTCACTAAGTTATCTGATGAACTAATGGATTACATCCTCAAGCATTATAAACTTGAAGGTAAGAAAGACGTTCATACTTCAAAAGACGTCTACCCCGGCAATCGACAAATCGTCATGGATCTTACCCACCATGTCCCTAACTTTGCTATGTTGCAGACTGAAGGCGTTGAGGTTAAAGAGCAAGCATTTAAAGCAAAAGACATTGCAGACGCTTTAGATCTTCTAGATCTAGAGAATGTATTAAAGATGACTGAAGATGTTAAAAGCTTTGCAGGAGAGGTAGACAAAGTAATGAACACTGAGTTTGACCTGATGGGTGGCAATCGAGACGTAACTAACGAGATGTTAAAACTAGCAGCACCTATCTCAGCCATGCTTCAAAAGCCACCACGAACGATAATAAGTTATTTTACTACTACAGTAGCGCATTTAGAATCGTTACTAGAGACTGTAGTGAAGAACACACCCGATAAGCAGTAGGAGTAAAACATGTCTGCACGAATACATCGATTGTTAAATAACAATCAAACCCCTGTTCCAAGTTTAGAAACATTAATGTCTCAAGATGAAATTGATGAGATTAATGACCAGATTACTAGCGTAGAGTTTGAACAGTATTTTGAAGATGCTGATGCGTTAGTTAACATCGCTAAAGGACTAGAAGCTATACGTAATGCTTGCAATAGCGATGCAGATTATCAACAACCTATTACCAAGGCAGCGCTAGAAGGGTTTAGCACTACGCTAGGCATAGACCCACTCTACGTCTCTACAGAAGACGCTGTTGTAGACACCATTAAACGCATCTACCGGGCCGTTAAAAAAGCAATAGAAAAAGCACTGGCTATCGTGGTACTTTGGGTTCTTAAGTTTGCTTCACGTTCAGATAAAATTAAAGATCGTGTCCAAGCTCGTCTTAAACGTTTACGCGGCTTAACGGAAGATAAGACGGTTAAAGTTGAAGTGGAAGATAATCTAGATCAGTTAGCTGTTAAGAAACAGGTAGATCTAGCTATGGTTGTAGATACTAGTGCTGTGATGGTAGGGTTATTAGATGCACTAAGTCATGAAGCTGAGCTGTTATCTAAGAAATTCATTGACGGTAGCGACGCTAAGAGTATCATTGAAATAGAAGAAGCGTTAGATAAAATAGGTGAAGATGTCATTTCAAAGTTTATAGACATCAAAGAAACCGATGACGGCTATGTATCAAAAGACGTACTTCCAGGTAACGTAAGGCTTGTTTTTAATTTTAAATCAACTTCACCTGTATTTATGTTTAGAAAAGAAGACAACTATGATGATATCTCTTTACTAACTACATTAGAAGAAGTCATTGAGGCAATGGAGATAGTTGGTAGTAAATCTACATTTGCTAATCTATCACGCCATTTAACCGATGCTAAAGAAAGCGGTGTGACTAAAGCATTAGATAATCGTGTAAGTAAATTTAAAACAGGTTCCAATGAATCTGCATACGTTAAAAGTTACCTAGCGTTAGCTGGACGTATTAATGCATTGTCTACACTCCCACACATCCGTATATCGCAATACGTGTCTACCCTAGCAGACCATATAGAACGACTTGCTGGGACAGTAGAAACAGCAGTAAAACAGAAATAACAGCATAAGCTAACCACCCGGCCTCGCGGCTAGGTGGTTAGGCTTTATGACGTTAACCTACATCGTTGTCTTCGTCATTGACGATGTTTAAACTACTGATCCCTAGCTGCAGATCGTTAGTTGGTGTTTGTCTAATCCATTTAAGGGTTAGGACGCAGTTTTCATTAGGTTCAAAATCGACCTGAATAGGACTGCGGTAATCTTCAAGTGGAATGAGAAACTCCTCATCATCGATGGTAAACAAGAAATGATTAGGTGTAGGGGCTTCAGGCTCAGCGTCACGAATAACTAAAGGATCGATATCACGGTACATCTTCTGTAGCCATTTGTGAGTATCTATCTCACCCTGAGAAATATCAATGTTCCATTTAGTTGGATCATCGCCATCTCGACACGTATGGGCAAATAAACCCACCCCGTATACCAAGTCGCCATCATTGTTATAATCGATGAGATAAGGCGCATCAGTAGTATGTGGTCGACCCAGTAGTGTGATGCTAAAGCTTTGTACGTGGCGATAGCTTTGATAAGTACTATCCACGTCTTTAAGCTGCAGGACAACCACTAGCTTCTGCTTGGTACCGTATAACGTTGGATTGAATGACGATGTCTGTGTGGCATCCGATTCAACATACTGCGTGACATTAATAGCAATGTCGCGCTCCATTGAATACAGGTAATACTCTAAAGTATAACCCACTGAGTCACTAATCCACTTAGGTACGACAAAGAGTTTTACATTGTAACGTAAATCTTCATCTGTAGTAATAGCCTTATACGGTATCGAAATAGCACCATTTTTAAAAGACTGCGAGAAAGTGGTCTCGTTAACATCTAAACGGTACGATAACACTAAAGGTACCGACTGACCTACTACTGAAGGAACATAGTTCTCAATGCCAAACAAACGCATACGGGTTTGATTGTTAATCGGGTAACGTACCTTCTTACCGTTGTTATACTTTACCACCCCTATTAGGTTCATTGAGTTTAAGGGTAGATTGTGTGGGTAATGGAGTACGTTATCTTGCGTTTTAGATAGGAATGGCGATTCAATGTAGACATCGACAATGTGCTCTGTAGCAGCGGCCGATGCTTTTACAAACGAGGTATTCTTACCTAGTAGTCTAGATACCGCACCTACCGACCCGTTTTGATTATACGCTACCATGGTGAGTACCTCGCCATCAGTAATTGGTAATTTAGATGACGCAGTAACGGGTTGTTTAATAGCCGGGTGGTTGTCTTCTGACGGTACTACTTCAACGACATCTAAGTTATCGCTAATTAACACGCCATTTTGATCATAGCGTGCAGAGATAACAACACCTGTATCTTCATCGATGTCGTCGCCTTTAAAGATCTTGACATGAGAGATATTAGAACCGTAGATGTGAAGTCTTGTATCAAAAGACATCACATGCGGGCTAACTGAACTATCCACATAAACACGATAATATTCTGTAATAGAGCCAGGCGCAAGCCCTAGAACAATATCTCTATCCTGAATGCCGGTTTCTGTAGGTACTCGCCAAATCTCAAGACGACTTTCACCCGTCTCTAGATTGATGTAAGTAACACGCATAATACCGCGCGTCCAATCCACTACCATATCGTCTACGTTAGGGACATGGTTATTAACACCATCGGTGTCTTCTTGGCCTACTTGATAGATCTCATTGATGTTCCATATGCGGAAACCTCTATTAAGATCTACATTGAAGACCGGGGCTGATTCATTTAACATTTCGTTAAGCTCCTACACAGACAAATTGCGTTAAATCAACTCGTCCATTTAAATATTTGCGAGAAATACGATCAAGTACCGAATACTCTGCAATTGACAACGATACTGTTTCACGGTAACAATGTGGATGGATACTGACTAGGTCTTTAGCAAGATTCAGTTGCGTTGGATCATACGGTAGATAAACAAGATACGGATGAACAATACCTTCAATATCTTTGTCTGTCATGCGTCCATCTAACGCTGTCAGACGCTTCTCAACCATGTCCATTATCATTGCACTTAGCAGCGGACTGTAAAGTACGTAGCGTTCAGAAACAGCAATAGGTGCAGATAACTGTGCCTCCGGTAACAGATCAGATAACAAGTTTGACATCTGCGTATCAATATCTTTAGCCGTTTGACGATTCACGTAGTCCTTATGGCCATACAACTCCCATAGTGGCGGGTGTAGGTACTCTAGAATGT